CTAATGCTCCAGGTGATTATGTAATCATCACACGTACTACATCTGGTAATGACGGTGAGATAATTGAACTTAAGACTACACTTACACAGGTTCCTAAGAAGTTAGCAGTTAAGAATGGTTGTGGTACTGCTCTAGAGAAGACAGTATTTGAAGTTGATTCTGTAACTGGTAATATTACTGTTGGAGGAGACTCTACCTTTACTGGTGGATTATCCTTAAATGGTACATGCACAACACCATACACTAACGCAACTACTAATAAGAAGTTAACCATAACAAATGGTGGTGGTATTGAGACCTTTGAAGTTGATACATGTACAGGTGATACCAGTATTGGTAATACACATGCTACTGTCTTCATGAAGTCTGAAGAGTATGGTAGTTCTCCTGCTGCATACAGTAAAGGAGATACTGTTTATGTTTACTCTCATGATCCACAGGCTAGCAATCTGAATAATCCACTTAAACCTATTGCGGTAACTGCTGCTGCACTTTTGACTACTGATACAGCAGTTACACTTGCTGGATATACTTCAGTTGCATTGGCAGATGATTTACCATTCAAGGCTGGCGATTACTGTGCAATTTATAGTGCTACTTTTGATCAGATTGAGATTATCCAAGTTACTGCTACTCCAACAGTCACTGGTAGTGCTGGTTCATATGTTTGGACACTTCCACTTACATCTAACTCAACTTATACAAACGGTGGTAGGGGAACTGCTTCCAATAAGATAGAAGGTACGGTTGCTCAAACATGGAGTCCTGGAGATACTATTGTTAAATTAGCAAATCTTGTACCAGATACAAAGACTGGTACTACAACTCATGTACAGACCACAACACTGCTACGTGATATCCCTGCTACACAAGCACTGAGAGCTGCTGATTCTACACTTAAAGCAAGAACTCCTAACACTCTTGATACTAGGTTAGAGATACCAATTGCTAATGGTGATTTGATTCCACCAAAATATGACAGAATTCATATTGTTAGAATTGGTGAAGAATTCTTCACTCCAGATAGTGTTGATGGCACTAATGACATTGAGTGGAGTATCAAGATGCCTAAGCAATATAGGAATCCAAATACAATAGTGACACCTGCACAATTACTATACAATGGTGGTAAAGTTAGGATTCATGATGATGTGGATATGTATGGTGGTACTTTGAGACTTTGGGGTTCTGATGGTATTACACCAATTGCAATTATATCTAATGATGATGGTCATATTGGTGATGGATCATTTGAAGATCCAAAGACTGGATTTAGTGGATTGACTGTTCTTGGTAGAGGTAATTTCTACGGTGATTTGTCTATCAACTACAAGTCTTGTGCTCATACTGGTGTTTGTACAACAACTCCTAGTTTTAAGGTTTTCGCAGAGACTGGTACTCTTAACATGGGTGAACAGTTCTACATGACTGGTAAACCCGTTGCATCTCCAGTTTCTACAACTAAGACATTTACTGTTGATGGTTTAGGATCAAATACCAATACCACAACTGGTAGCAAACCATTTAACATCTATCAGACTGGTGCTATTGATTCATTTGGTATTGAGAAGTACTTTACTGCTAATGGTGGTAGAAGACAGACATATGTTGCATTTGATTCTACTGCTGGTGTTGGTCAGCAATTAGGTAACCCATTAGCACCTAATAATAACTATATTATTAATGCTACTTCTGGAAGTAATATGGTTCTTTACTTACCAGGTGATGCAACTGCTGTAACTGCGAAACCAGAAACAGGTGATATGATTAGATTCATTGAAGTCAGTGGTAATCTAACATATAATACTAGTTTGATTCTTAGAGCAAATAAGATTTCTGGAATTTCTACAGCAGTTCAGGGTGATACTACAGGTACTAAGGTTCAAGCAGGAACGGCAACACCTGCTGCTACTGCATGGGATTCTGGAGAATTAATTATCCAGACACGTAATGCATCATTTGGTTTAGTATTCATAGGACAATATGATCTTGAAGGATCATCAAATGCAAAACAGATACCAAACGCTTTACGTGGTTGGTGGTTAATGGAGTTATAATCAATGGCAGCATACTACGATTCTATAAAATCTATGAAATCCGCTAAGGTAGGAACCATCATGCCTTGGGGTGGTGATGGAGGAAGTGGATTCCTTGCTTCTAATATACCTAAAGGGTGGATTGTTTGTGATGGTAGAAATGATTTGAATGCTAAGGATTATCCATTACTTGCTTCTATAATTGGTGATACTTATGGTGGTGACATGAGTATTGGTAGTCCTACATTTCCATATGAAGATGACCCTAATGTGTTTGGGGTTCCTAATCTATCTAATAGGGCAATGATGGATCTGGAGAGTTGGCAATTAGATCTTCCGAAGTATCAGATGGGTCAATCAAATCCAAAGAATGTTACATGTGATTCTGCTGGAACTAAATTAGGAGATTTAATAAAAGATTATGGTGAAACAGTGTCTGTTAAGACTACATGGTCAGCAACAGCTGATATTGATTTTACTTTGAATTTTGGAACTAATCCGTTATATTTTAAAATTAATAATATTAAATTAGCTCTACCTGATTTTACAGAAACAATTTATACTCTTGGTCGTAAGTTGGGAATGAATCATATTCCTTCGCATAGGCATAATGATACTATTCCATCTACTAATATTCGTAGTAGAGGTGCAATGACATTTAGAGTTGATAATGGTGTTGAAATGAAGGGAACTGTATCAACAGTTATTTGTAGTCGGACAAGACCTAATGTTGAATGTCAGTCTGTTGATGGTGATTCTGCTTCTTATGAATGGACAAATGGTAGAGATCTTATAACATATTATGGTGATGATAGACACGAGTGGACTTTACCACGTTGTGAAACTTTTATGGAGTTTATTAATGATGGGGCAAACACAACTAATCCATCAGCAAACTATTGGTCACATGTTCCAACAGGAGATAGTCATTGGAATACTAGAGGAGATGACACTGATGCTACCAGAGGTTCTGGACATAAATCAAATGTTTATACACAAAATGTTCAAGCAACAGGTTCTCGTACAGCAGCAATTCCTGGTACTACACCATTAGATACTCATAAAATGCCAGCGTATACTGGTATGTTCCCAAGACCAACTGAGAATGCAAGTAGACCAAATTTTTATGGTTATACTTCTGGTTCTGGTGCTCCTAGTATTGGTGGTATAACTGATCATCCAGAAGCTATGCCAGCGTTTGAGGTTTTTAACGTTAATATTACTAATGGTACAACAGAAATTACTTTACCTGCTGGTACTGATATTAGGAGATCATATGGTACTGCACCTAATACATGGTATCAATGGGATGCAATAAGGCCTTGGATGTATGTACAACCATCTGATGCTTCTAATAGATGGAAATATTTTCCAGAAGGCACTATGATTCAGCAGATTGTTGAAAATGCCAATGGTACATACAAAATAATATTAAATAATACTACAACGGGTACAGGAACGATCAGATTGATGTTTAGAGATGGGTCATATCCAATGACATTAAACTTACCTGGTGCTAATAAGAATCCTTTAGAAAATGCATTCAAATCTCATATGCATGACAGTTTTGAAATTGCTCAGACTGGTGGATCAATGACTGATGGTAATAAAATATTAACATCTTATACTGCTTCAGATGGTAATCCATCTACACTTGTAGCAGATAGCATTGAGAATGCCCTAAATATTTCATGTGATACTGCTCAAGCTTCATTAACTGTAACTTGCATAATTAAAGCATACTAATGGCAACATTATATACTAGAGAAAAAGCAAAATATGGAAATTTGACTGGCCAAATAATTATATGGCCAGTGGAATATTCTGGTACTCCTACTGACGGAAGTAATCCTACTAATTTACCTGCTGGTTATTTAAAATGTGATGGTACTAAGTACTTTGCTACTGATTATCCAAGACTTGCTGAGATACTAGGTACAGGATCATTGACTAAGTTTCTTAAAAAGAATATAGATGGGACTGCTTTTGATGTAATAACAGATAAACAGTTTATGGTTCCTGATTTTGGATCTAAGTACCCTGAACCTACAACTGGTGCTAACGCTGGTGTATATAATAACATAAGAAAGAATAATAATGCTGCAACACCAGTAGAAGTTAGTAGATCTGGTATTGGTATTGTTGCTGAATCACAGATAGGAGATACTGTTAATATAACATATACTGGTAGTATAGTTCTTCCACCTCAAGAAATTCCTATTCCAGGTAAACCAGGATATACCTATGCTGGTTCTACTCATCGTACAGAAGATGTTGGTATTGATGAGGATATGATACATCCACACACTCACTTTCATAGTGCAGTTAGGGGAAGAATCATGACTACTCAGGCAGATGGAGCAAATCCTACTGAAACAAATAATACTCCAGTAGCAGAAGGAAATACTGGTAGATATACCGCATCAACTATTAATATTGATGATTGGTTAGAGAAAACGCTATTTAATAATAGTGGAAATATGACTGGAACCACAGATTCTCCTAGTGGAACTAACCCTGCTGGTGGTGGTCAAGAGAAATGTAAAGCAATGGTGTATTGGAATCCAGGTGCTGGATTGCACCCAGGTTCTGCTTTTTATGATGGTGGTGCTGCATTTACGAATACTATCTATTGGAATGGATGTATTGAGGGTGGGTCTGTTGATGCTGCAAACCCAAATGCATGGGCAAGAGATGGTTGTATATTAAAAGCTAACACACAATTTTGTGGTGGAGAGACTTGGGGTTCAGCAGATGGTTCTAATACAGCGATGTATGGTAATACATTTTCTTTCCTTCCACCAATTCCAATTGGATGTAACCCTCTATTGGGTATGATGATAAGTGGTGGTGCTGGAGCTCCAGCATGTGTAACACAACCAGCAACATATATAGCAGGTGCTCAAGGTGTGCCAGTTGATTGGTTAGGAGTATCACTTGCTGATGTTTTACCATTACAAAGTAATGATTCAGCAGAATCAAGGAGATGTAGTGCTTCAGTAGAACATATGACAACTGAGACTGCTGAACTAACACAGACTACTGATCCTACTATACATAACCATAGGATTAGATTAGATAAAGATGTAACTGGTGTTCATACATATAAAGTCAGAACCAGGGCAATTAATGTAGACCCAGAGAATCTAACAACAAGCATGAATATAGGTGCTGATGCGTCACCATCTATAGATGGTGCTTGTGCTCCCTTTATTGTAATGGAATATTTAATTAAGGTTTAGATCATGACCGTATCGTCACAATCATATAGAAATCCAAGGACAGGATTTTATACAGACTTAGCTGTAGATCCTACACCAATTGGTAGTATTGTTCCTAATTTAAAGGTAGACAATAATGCCAATTCATTTGATCATTCTTTTACTAATAAAAATACAGAACCTCATAGACATATTGAAGCTGGTGGAAATGCATACAGTTCCACCTCAGATTTAGATAATGACCCTGCTTATACACACGAGGGATATCTATATTGTAATGGAGAAGAGTATTATATTAAAGATTTTCCAGGTTTATATGAGGTTATTGGGAATGAATATGGAGGAGTAGTTAGTAGTGGTATTGATATAACTGCTGCTGGATCTGGTTATTCAACTGCTTCTACTGTAACAATATCAGCTCCCCCTGGTGGTGGAACACAAGCAACTGCAGAAGTTGGATCAGTTTCTGGTACTGGTGGTATAACATATATTAGGGTTCTTAATCCTGGTCAAGGATACGTAAGTTCATCTATAACTGTTCAAGTTAAAGGCAACGGCCTTGGAACGTATACACATAATGGTATCGCAAGTAGTAGCAGGACATCTGGAACATATCCTAATGTTATTCCTACTACTAGTGGGTCTGGTACTGGTGTAAAATTTAATGTTTCTGTTGATGCTACTGGATCACCAACTTTCACTTTAGTAGATAAAGGACATACTTATGCTGCTAATGATACTCTAACCATTACAGATACTCAGCTTGGTAATGGTGGAGCACCACCTATTGTTATTACTGTTACAGCAGTTAGTGGTGGTGGGGGAACAGGTGCTACATTTTCAATTAGATTAAATTCATTAGGGACAATACAATCAATAAGTACATCAAATGTATTTGATTGGTGGGGTGATCCGTATATGGGTACGTTTAAAGTTCCTGATATGGTTGCCAAGAAGGTAGTTGGCAACAACTCAGTATTTGGACAGAACTCTCCTAATGCTGGTGGTGGACAACTTGGTGTAGGAACTGTTGGTGGTAAATGGTACTTAGATCAAACTCTTCAAGATAATTACTTCTCTTTAGGTCAGATAACAACCACTGGATATGATCAAGTATCAGAAACAGCTTCTTGTGATATTATTGGTAGTCATACTATCAAACTTCGTATGGAGGATGAGGATATAAATGGTCCTCCACAGCATACTCATATTGCATTCCACACAATACCTAATACAGATCAGGCAATTTCTAATACTAGTGGTGATAGATACTTGGTTGATTATAGAGCAGGAACTGGAAAGGTTCAACGTTTCTCAAACGTAGGTAATCAAAGATTCTCACATACTCATGGTTTATTAAGAAGACCGAATCCTTCTGGTGGTGTTGCAACCTATGATGTATGGGATTTCCAAGGTGGTGCTGGTGATGCTGGAACACTCCAAAATTCACAGACAATTTCTGATGTATCTGCATCTACAGCTAATATTGATACAACAGCTGAAACAATTAAGATAACAGATCATGGATTAGTTAGTGGAACAGCAGTTAAATATGTTGCTGGATCAATTGCTATAGGTGGATTAACAACAAATACCACATATTATATCAGAAGTAAAACATCTGATACATTTGAATTGTATGGTAGTCAATCTCAGGCAACTGCAACATCTGGAACTACAGGAAGACTGGATCTTACTAGTATTGGTGCTGGTACTCATAAGTTTGAATATGTTACTGCTGCTTTAAATTTAAATTATCTTGCATCTGGTAGTGGATCTGGTAGTTGGGAGTGGCAGACTAATGTACCAGACCCTGTATTTAAAAAGTTTTCATCAACATCTGAGATTGGTGGTAGAGAGAAACAAACTACAACTGGAACACCTATAATTACTTGGAGTACTGTAATTGAGTCTGGAACTCCAGGAGGATCTACAAACTTCACTTGGCCATCAGGAACTATCAATAAAATTAAATATATTATTGCAGGTGGAGGTGGTTCAGGTGGTGCTGGTGATTATAATGGTAACAATGGTAGTGATACTATACTAGAATTGTCAAGTGCATTTAAAATCACAGCAAAAGGTGGCAATAAGGGAATGGGTGCTACTGGTGGATCAAATGTACCTGGTATTGGTGGAGCAGGTGGTATTTCTCAAAATAATGGAACATTTAATGCAACTGGTGGTAACACTGGGATGGCAGGTGTTAACGGAACAGGATCAAAACTATGGGAAGCTTCCCAACCATCTGATCCTAATACTGGTGGTGCTGGTGGTGCTGGTACAGTTTATTGGAATACAACTTCATATGGAGGAGGAAGTAAAGGTGTTAATGTCAACGTAGGTACTGGAGGTACAACGTCAGGAAATATAACTCCTCAATCAAACGGTACTTTTAATTTCTCTGCTTATAGTAATGTTACTGCTGCATCATTTACTCTAAAGGGTGGTAAAGGAGCTCCTTCTTCTGCTGATTGTGGAGGTGGTGGAGGTAATACATCTGCTGGTGGTAAGGGTGCTCAGGTAGTAATTAGCGTTTCATCTACGTGGTTAAATAATAATACATTTAATACAGCAAATTGGCAAGCATTTGTTGGTAATGGACATGGTAGCCATAATCAGAATGGTGCTACAAACCCTAATGGTGGTAATTCCATGAAAGGTGGTAGAGGTGGTAATGGTCTTGGTGGTGGTGGTAATGGTGGAGCAGGTGCTGCATCAACATTATTAAAGATGGGTGGCCAAATGGTTGCTGGCGCAGGTGGCGGTGGTGGCGGTGGTGCTTATGGTAACACTGGTGGATACACAGGACAAGATGGAACTGGTCCCGCAGCTAATGCTCAATCATATTCTACCATTAACTACGGTGGTGGTGGAAACGGTGGACAAGCAGAATGTGTCGGCGGTGGAGGCGGCGGCGGTGGAGCTGGCTGCAAC